CAAAAACAAAATGAATTGCAATTAGCGGCAGCAAAAAAAGAAAATGACACAAAAATTTACAACGAAGATTTAAAAAAATTAGATGATCAAATAAACGCAGATAATTTGTTATTTGACGCAAAGCGCGAAGCGTTGGACAAAGAAGACGCATTAATTGAAGAAGCGCATAAAAACGGATTATTAAAAGGCGAAGAATATACGAAAAAATTAAAAGAGCAAAGCGATAAAAGGCAAGCAATTGATAAAGCGGAAAAAGAAAACAAGCGCGCGCAGATTGCTGCAATGAGTGGATTGTTAAGCGGCTTTGCTGATTTAGTAGGTAAGCAAACAAAGGCGGGAAAAGCAGCAGCAAAAACGGCATTGATAATTGAGCAAGCGCAGGCGGTTGGTAAAATTATTACTAACACGCAGGCGGCCGTTTCAAAAGATATTGCCGCTTCGCCTTTAACGTCAGGAATGCCGTGGGCTGCTATTCATATTGCGCAAGGCGTTTTGGGCGTTGCTCAATCAATCAAAGCAGTAAAAAAGGGGATTGCAGATATTAACGGCGCAAATGAAAATTCAAGCGGTGGTGGTGGCGGCGATGTAGGAACTGCACCCGCTGCACCAATTGCACCTTCGCCCGATACAACTATTTTACCGCAGGAACAAGTTAATCAAATTGCTTCAGCAAATGCGGCAACGCGCGCCTATGTTGTCGAATCGGATGTTTCAAGCAATCAGGAACGAATAACGCGATTGAATAGGGCAGCGCGAATAAATTAATTTTAAAAAATAAATTCCATAATAGTTATGAAAGTTTACGAATTAAAAATATCGCCAAAATTAAATGACGATTCCGAAGTTGATTATATTGCATTAGTTGATGAACCCGCAGTTGAAAAGGATTTTTTAGCGTTCCGCGATCAGTTTGTTAATCCTAATAAGGGCGAACGCAAAGACGATTTTTTGCCTCGTTGTATTGCGTATGTTGTTAATGAAGGAAAAGACAGCGAACAAGCCGTTGCCATTTGTAATTCGATTTGGGAAAATCATTTTGCAGCGGAAAAAATAAGTATTGATTACGACGGCGTGCTTTCAACCGATAAAGGAAAAGAATTAGCAAAACGTTTAATTGGAGCAGGCAATGACGTTTACATAATAAGCGCGCGCAATGATAACGAAGGAATGAAAGGCGTTGCCGAAAGTTTGGGTATTAATTTAAACCGCGTAATTGCAACGGGAAGCAATACCGAAAAAATAAAGAAAATACAGGAATTAGGTATTTCAAAACATTACGACAATAATGCAAACGTAATAAAGCAACTTGGAAAAATAGGCGAACAATTCAATTTTCAATTCAAAATTGTTAATGAAGATCAGCGCATAATTAGCGGCGTTTTAATGTTAGCGGATAAATTAATTTATCGCAACAACGAAAAATTCGGAGAACATTACGTAAAATTTTCAGCCGATACAATTAAACAAATTGCAATAAAGTTTGCTAAAAAAGGTTTTCAATCGAACGTTAATTTAATGCACGATCCCGAACAACGCGTTAGCGGGGTAACTATGTTTGAAAGTTTTATCGTTGATAATGAAAGGGGAATAAAACCAATGCAGGGATTTGAAGACGTAACGAACGGAAGTTGGTTTGGTTCATTTTACGTTGATAATGCTGAAATATGGGATAAAATAAAAAGCGGAGAATTTAGGGGTTTTAGCGTTGAAGGATTATTTGATTATACTGAACCCGTTAGCGTTGAGCAAAACAAATTAAACGAATTAAAAAATATATTAAACGAAATAAATGATTATGACGAAGCGTTTAATAGAATCAAAGAGTTGTTAATGAAATAAATAAAAAATAAAACCATAATAGATTATGAATACTAAAGAAGTAATTGAAAAAATAAAACAAACATTTTCCGAATTGGTTAATGTTGAAAAGGTAAATTTTATGGATGCAGCGTTAAAAGACGGCACGCCGATTCAAGTTACTGAATTAGCCGTTGGCGGAATTGTTACAATTAACGGAACGCCTGCGCCTGCGGGAGAACACGAATTAAGCGACGGAACAATAATCGTTGTTGGCGATAATGGCGCAATTATGGAAATAAAGCAGCCCGCCGCTACGTCTGCGCCTGAAGAAACTGCGCCTGCTGCTGAAGATATGGGTGCAAAATTTTCAGCGTTTGAAAGTTCAACTAACGAAAAGTTTGCTTCATACGAAGCGAAGTTTGCCGCATACGAACAAAGATTCGCCGATTACGAAAACAAGTTGAATCTTGCTACGAAAGTAATTAACGATCTTATCCAATTGACTCAAAAAATAAGCGAAACGCCGACAGGTACAATTGACGAAAGCGTTAAAACTTCAAACAATTTTCATTCAGCAAAAAAAGAAAAAGGATTTAATTACGATCTTTTGTTTTCAAAATAATTTTTTAAAAAAGTAAAAATCAAATAAAATGTCTTTCAAGTTTACAAATTTAGCAACTTACACACAACAACTTGTAAAAACACTGCTTACATCAGCAGTTACTGAAGCAAAAACGCAGCAACTGATTATGGGTGGCGGTATAGTTATTCCAAACGCAAAAAGCGTCGTTGCCATTCCTATTATGGACACGGATGCAAATTTTCAAACGCAGGGTTGTTCGTTTGACGCTTCAGGTGACACGAATTTTACGCAGCGTTCAATTACGGTTGGAAAAATTAAAGTAGAAGAAAAACTTTGCCCGACGGATTTAAATGTTTATTTCCTTCAAGAGAGTATGAAGCAGGGTACTAACTTTGACGAAACATTTTCGCCTGATATAGTTAAAGCATATTTGGACAAGAAAAACGCGCGCATTGCAGCACAAGTTGAAACTGCAATTTGGCAAGGCGATACAACAAGCGGATCAATGAACCTTAACAAGTTCGATGGTTTGGCTAAATTGATTAAAAATGGTACAACGCCCGTCGATGCTAACGTTAGCGGATATACAGGCGTTTCGCCAATTACAACGGGCATCACTACTTCAAACGCTATAAACGCAACGGAAGCAATTTACAAAGCAATTCCTGCTGCGGTGCTTGCAAAAGGCGATGTTAAAATTTTCGTTGGCGTTGAATGGTATCGCACGCTTATCCTTGCTTATCGTGCTGATAAAATGTTTTCTTACAATCCGCAGGATTCACAAGCGGGTTCATTCATCCTTCCCGCTACAAACGTTGAAGTTGTTACCGTTAATGGTTTGAACGGAACTAACGAAGCATACGCAATTTCGCTTTCAAATATGGCACTTGCCGTTGATATGGAAGCAGATGAAACTTCATATAAATTTTGGTGGAACGAAAATGACGATGATGTTCGTTTCCGTTGTAAATTTAATATCGGAGTAAACGTTGCGTTTGTGTCGGAGTGTGTTAAGTTCGTTGCTCATTCTTAATAATTAAAAAATATATAAAATGGCTTGCGCATTATTTTCGGGATATAGTATTATTTGCCGCGATTCAATCGGCGGCGTGGAAGCCGTTTATTTGATTGAAAATTCGGCTTTGTACGATGCAAGCGGAGTTAGCCGCGTTAGTGAAACTTCGGGTACTATTACTGCACTTACAAAGAGTACAGGAAAACGTTTTTACAAATTTGAAGTTCCGCGCGGAACTGCTATGAGTGAAAACGGAATTACAAGTTCAATCGAAAACGGAACATTCTTTTATACCCACAAAGTTGTTTTTCCAATTAACGATCGCAGCGCGACAACGCGTAACATTATCACAACGCTTGCAAAAAATCGTTTGACGATTGTAACAAAGGAAGGCGACGGAACTTGGAGAATGTTTGGAAAAGAATTTGGTTTGACGCTTGAAAGTTCAACAGGCGGATCAGGAACAGGACTCGCCGATAGGAACGGATATGAACTCACGTTTTCAAGTCAAGAGAGGGAAGATTTTTTGGTTGTTCCTGCAAACATTGCAGCCGCATTAGAAACGGCAGGATAATAAAAAGTTATCTTATGAAAAATCCCCCTTCAATTAAAGGAGGGGGATTTTAATTAAAAGAAAATGATAGTAATAACTAAAAATGAAACTAACGAATTTTATTTAACGTTATCGGAAAATGAAGCCGCCGCAAGCGGTTTTTATTATTTTATATTTACGAACAGGGCAACAAAAAAAGTTATTGAACAATTTTATGAAAACACAAGCAATAAAACGAATTACCAAAAATTTGAAATTGACGGCGAAGATTACAACGATGAAGATTCGGGATTTTATACATACGAAGTTTACGCAAGTAATGATGAAGGCGAAAAGTTGGGGCAGGTTTTAGAAGCGGGATATTTGAATTTACAAGAACAAAATGTATTTTCGCCAACAAACTATT